TATAACAGGCATCAAGCCCCAAGCAACAAGCGTCAAGCTTCAAGCCGCAAGCCTCAAGCTCCAAGATTCTTGAACCACGGTACAGATGAAAACGATTCTTGGCTCTTGGACCGAGGGCCTGTACTAAGATAAATGTGTTGTCAGGATGTTTAATATGAAACGCAATTTGGAACGGACTAAACGATACTTTATTACCCTTGGTTACTTTTAATTCTATAGTAAAAAAGTTCCTATTATTATTGTAGACCAACAAATCAGGAGTACCGAGTAAGCTAAGATTTTCAAGCCTTGTAAAGGAAAAACCACTCCATTCTTTAGTAAGTTTTTTATATAATTTAGCCTCTGGTCCCACTTATTTTTTAGGGGTAACATCGTCATTCTTTTTGCTCTTCAACGACGCTAACATTGCTACTAATGTTGCCACTTCACCATATGGTCTTGTCCACATGTAAGACAACAATTGCTTTCTTTGTTCTTCTGTCAATTCAAACATACATTCTCCTTTCTATAAAATTATTTTAGATTTGTTTTGCGGTGCTAGTTTTAGTACAACACGTACTCCTTCTTTTGCACCTATTAAAGTATTTTCATGTGCTTCAATTTTTTGTATTTCTGATAGTCTGTTATTACCTATGTCAACATAAACTTTAGCATACATAATTGCATTACCTTTGCCCTCAACTTTACCCATACCTTTGTTAAACTTGTCGGTAAATTGTCCAAGTATTTGTTGTAGATCTCTAACTAACATTATAATAATCTGATCTTTCTTGTTTTAAATCTTTTATCTCTTGCTCTAGTTTGTTTATCTTAACTATTTGATCTGCAAGTTCTGTTTTGTATTGTGTATTCATAGATAATAAATCACGTATATTGTTACGTAACTTATTTATTATGTCGTCTGTTTGTGCTTGTTTAAAATTTATCACTGTCTCGTTTTCGTATGTTTTATCTTCATCTTTCATATATTGACAATATAACGATGTTACCCTAAAATGTCAACTATGGGTGTTCCAAAAAGATTAACAGAAATGCAAAAAAGATTTGCAGAATATTTAGTATTTAACGAAGGCAGGACTACTGGTGTTGAAGCAGCGATTGCTGCAGGTTATAGTGAGAAGCGTGCTATCTTTGAGGCATCTGAATTACAAAATCCAAAACTATCACCACTTGTTGTGCAATACATAGGGTCTTTGCGAGAAGAAAAATTAAAAAAATATGAAGTTACTTATGACAAACACATTGCAGAACTAGGTAAAATTAGAGAAGCTGCTTTAAAGAAGGGTGCTTTTTCCGCTGCAACAAACGCTGAAAAAAACCGAGGTATGGCAGGAGGATTATATATAGACCGTAAAATAATAAAAACAGGAAAATTAGAGGAACTATCAGAGGAAGAGCTAGAAGCAAAAATGAAAAAAATATTAGAGGATTACGCTCCAATTTTAAATGCAAAAGTTGTTGACGCATTACCAGAAGAAGTTACTGAATCTTCGTCACCTTCCGTACCCAAGGAATCGGAATCATAGTCCGATCACCAAAAGTAATACCATCGTCATCTTTATCGTAAGAAGCAAATAGTTTTATAGAATTTTTATCTTTAGAATATAACCAACCTTCGTTAATTGGTTTTGCAAATTTCATTCTATCAAATTCTTTATCAGTAGCCCAGCCCGAGTCACTGACACAATCAATCCACTCCACTCGGACTCTCGGATAAGGTATGTCGGGAGCACTTTCAGTTGCAATTCTTTTTCTTCTCTTCCTAGGCATAGATGTATATGTATGTCAAAAGTTTTAAAAAAACAATGAAAATGAAAAGCCTCGCGTGCTGGCAAACCTGTTATTTTGCCATAGGTAGACAAAATAATCTGTCACCTTAGACATAAAGTGTCTACCCTAGTGTCTACCCTAAAGTCATATATACCAACACTTCTAGACCAAAGTGACAGAATGACATTATTTCTAGAGTAGTTTTTTATTTTTTTTTTATTTTTTTTACCATACATATACATTGGCTATAGTATCTTTTTATTTGCCACATTTTTGTCATAATGTAGCTCCATTACTGCCATTTTATCTTCAGCTTCTGCAATTTTCTGTAATAGTTTGTCAACCTCGCCTGTAATATCAGGATGTTCGGGTATAATTAATTCTTGTTCACTGTAACATTTAATTTTATACAATGCGTCCTGTATTTCAGCTTTGTATCTGCAGTTTAGAACGTTTCTAAGTTTGTTGTTCATCATCTTCCTCCTTTTTATCTTCTTTCATTGAGATTTTGCCATCTTCATCTATGTATAATGTCCATGACTTTTCACCATCGTAATAAAATCCATGTATTTCACGCTCCATTAAAAAAATCCTCCGGGTTAATATTTACTTTTGCTCTCTCTTTTTCATCATGTTTTAGGTCATGATACATGTCCAATCTTTTTAAAAACTTATGTTTCCAAGCCTTTAAATTAGATCCTTCTGTTTTGAACTCTTGATAATATAGGTCAGGCGTGCATACCATGATAACTCCTTGTTGTATGTTGGAGCCGTAGACGTAGTCGTGTGCCATGGCGTATGCTGCGATCTGCAAATAATAATCTTCGATCCATTCTTTCTTTTTCGGACGGTTGGCCTGCTTGAAGTCAACAATAGTTTCCATACCATTATGTAAGCAAACCAAATCTGTACTGCCTGCGTACAAGCCCGGATAATGTAATGTAACTTCCGAGCCATACCATTCTTCCACAGGCGCAAGACCAATCTCAATAATTTTTTTGGCCATGGGACTCGCCTCTTGTCCGATCGCTGTAAGATCATCGTAGCCAGTTCCGAGGATATAGTGTTCCAGGAATTTGTGCATAGATGTCCCCCGACTACTAGAATGATTTTTGATTCGTTCTGCTTCTTTTTCACCTTTTTTAGCTATCCAATCTTTTAAAAATGTTTTATCTTTGGTAGCGCCTAATATCGTAGTCACACTAGGAAGTCTATAATTATTTATTTCATAGACCCTGGTCCCTGATTCGTGGTCCGTGATCTGTTTCCCACTGATATAATTGTATTTTTCACTCTTCTTGATAGCTAGACCAATGTTGTGATATTCCTCTAAGTCTTTTTCACTCATCGTCATAATTTCTTCTTTAACTCCTTGACATACTCTTCATTCTCTTTTTGACGTCTACTCTCTAAAATCTTAGCATGTTTTCTCCAAGCCCATGCATTCAATGCGCCTGCGTATTTCATAATTATATGTAATCCTTCGTATATTATTTTATCAAACATTTAATCTACCATTACCAATTCTATCTTCATTTTCTTTTGTCGTGCATTAGGCACACGATTAATTTTATTAGATTTTTTAGTCCAGTTAGGTTTAGTATTTTTACGATACGATATAGTTTTTACATCTATTAACTTAACGTCTCCTTCTTCACCAACTGCAACTAAATCAAAAGGACAATGTGGGTCCACGCTTTTTGCAACGTGATAACCGTCTTCTAGCAATTGAACAATAACTCTATGTTCACCGACAGTGCCCTTAATAGATTTTTTACTCATTTCTTATCTCCTGTTATAACCCACTTAACAACAGACGTTGTCGGGTCAAATCCATCAAACTCGATTTTAGTGCAAGCTGTAAGAATTACCATCATCAATAAGACCATCATGGTTTGTTTCATAAAATTCTCCTTCCGAATCACAGTCCCAACACTGATGCACTGTGTAATCATTTCTTTCTATACTTGCTACCTTTACAAATCCATTACCTTTACAGGTAGGACATATGTGCACTTTTAATCTAGCTTTTTTTAATTTTGCCATTTAACTTCTTCACTTTCTCATTTGCGATTGATTCAATGGTTTTACTAATTGACAATTTGGCATCGGGCAATAAGACCTTCGATAACGCAATCAATTTCTTGTATGTGTCATGTGTTAATGATACATTTCTGTATTTAGTTATATCCGTCATAATTCCTTTCATTTAATTATGATGATAATATAGGAGATTAATTTTAAAAGTCAATGACAAAATTTGTATTAATAATGTTTTTATGTAGCGCCATTCCTGGTAATGAATGTCAGCTTTTAGATACACCAATAAGTGAGTTTGATACTTACCATCAATGTGCGTATTATGGTTATGATCATTCTAGTATATTACTTAGAGAATTTAATACAGATTTTGTAGACACTAATAAGGTTTTTACTGCGTTTAGTTGTAAAGAAGATGCAAGTATTTGACATTGTGTCTAAATTGTGTTAGGGCTCAGATTCTCACCATTAAGCCTATCCATCTTACTCTCTCTTTGGATAGGTGTGTTCATATCAAACCCCGTAGTTTCCGTGCACGTACTCCTACAGGGCCAAAGGCTCCACACCTAACCTCATTTTATTGCGAGGATCAACGGTTGTCGTACAGAGGCTAGCGCGAGGCATTACATGGACGCAGGTCCTTTTCATCATCGTTTATTTACACATACAACCAACAAAAACACCAGTGTTATCGTTCATAATATGTAAATTTAATTCGTTTACATAACCGGTTAATTTTAACCTTAAAATATCACACAAAGCAAAACAATCAACATCACTTGTCAATACTATTCCATCCATCATCTGTTTTGATATTGGAATCAAATGGTAAAGTCCGTCGTTTAGAATTATAATATCCATGAGTGCTTGCTATCTCCTTTATTAGTTTATACCAAAGATCTTTGTATTGTGGATCTTTAGTTTTATTATAATTATTTGCTGCTTCGTCTATTTCTTTTTGTAGTTTCAACATGTGTTGTTCCTAATGTTATTATTTTTTTTATACTAGGTGCTTTTAATGTTGCTCTAACACCATAACTTCTCCATGCTTTTTTCATTAAATTTAACTCTAATAAAAATGTCGACCACTGTCCTTGTGATGCGCCTTCTACGTTTATTGTTACTGTTTTCATATATCCTTTCGTTTCTTTCTATATAGGATAATAATTGACTTTTGTCAACGCCCTTGTCCATTATATTTTTTGAATTGACGTCGCTTATGTTTATTCATTTTTGTAAGACTTGGATTTCTACCTATACTTGTTTTATGAAACACAGGCTCATGCTCTATTTTTGCGTATAAACCCTTAGATTTCTTGGCCATCTTTCAATACTAAGTCTATTTTTTCTTTTTCTGATAATGCCGTTGTTGGTATATAGCTTATTTTACCATTTATATGTTGTCTAAGATTTTCACCACATATAGTGCATTTAAACATTTCTGGCACAACTGATACTAAAAGTGTGTCTTCATTACATTCTGGACATACACCATTAACAACTTCTGTTTTAAATCTTATGGTTTTTTTAATACCCATTAATTTGCCAGGGGATTAGAAGAAGATGCTTTTAGCTCTTCTATTTGCACTTTTAATAATTCTATTTGTTTTTCGTTAATTGCACTTCTTTTATCTAATGCAGTCAATGCAGTATCTACATCACCATTATTACTAGCTTCCAATGCTGTAACTTTTTCTTCTAATACAGCAATAACAGCTGAATGATCTATGGATGATCTACCTTCTATTTCATTAAGTCTAGTAGTAAGTTCACCATATTTTGTAAAACCACCACCTATAGCAACGACTGCTGCAATCAATGCTGCTATTCCTGCAAGTTGATCTTTTAATTTACCCATTTTGTAATACCTCTAATTCTATTAAAAGCTGTTGTTTTCTAGAATTAATTTCTTCTAGCTTACGCGCTTTAATTTCCATCTTATCATTTTGAATATAACTTGCAAGACTCTTATCAGAGTAAATTAATCTATTATCTATAAGGTTTAATTGATCTAAATATATGTCTTTTGGTGCGTAAAACGCTACATTATAAGAATCTAATGATACTTGGTCCGTAGTCATAGCTTGCATTTTAATTATATTTTTTATTTGTAGATTTTTTGATATATTTTTTATATCCTTGTCAACTTTTTCCATTACTCTTGCAATATTTTTAACGAGAGCTTTTTTCTGTTGTATTTCTTTTTGTTTGGCAATCTTTTTAGTTTGAACAGTGGACTTCTTAGTAACCTTGCTAGTAGGTTTCTCTTTTTTAATTTCTTTTTTTTCATTTTTTTGTTTTACCATTTTAGTAGGTTTCTCTTCAACAGATTCTTCTTTAGCCATCTCTGTTGGTTCTTCTTCTATCATCTCTTCTTCAGCCATTTCTGTAGGCTCTTCTAACATATCTTCTTCCATCATTTCTTCTTCCATTATTTCTTCTTCTTGTGGAAAAGATTCTGTCATCATTGCAGGTTTTTCTTCTATCATTTCTTCTTCAGGAAAAGACTCAACCATCATAGGTGGCTCTTCTTCTATCATTTCTTCTTCTTGAAATGTATTTGTCATTACAAGTGGTTTTTCTGTTGCAAAGCCTTCATCTTCTTCCGGCATCATAGGTAAGAATGTTGCAACAATTTCATTAGACTCTTCATACATTTCTTCCATCATAACATCGTCAGCAAACATAACTATTGGTCCATCTTCAAGTTCCATACCTTCAGGTTCCATCATAAACTCTTGGTCCATTTCCATAAAAAATTCTTGGATAAACTCTTCTGCAAATTGAAATGTATCCATCTCCATTTCCATTGGCATCTCCATTTCAAATTGTGGTTCTTCATTAAATGTAAATGTTTCTTCTTCAAAAAAGAATTCTTGCACATCATCAAATACTTCTTCTTGTAAATCACCTAAAGTATCTTGAACATCACCCAAAGCTGTTGAAGTATTAGTATCTAATACAGTATCATCGTAAGTCATGGTAAGAGCTGCACCTAATAAATTTGGACCACCTCTAGCAGCTGACCCTGAATTGTTATCTGTGCCACTCCAAGACCAATCAACTTTGTTTGATCCGTGATTGTTGTAAATTAATCTATCATTATATTGACCACAGTTTGCAGTTTGTCCTCCAGAACTTGATGTTGGATAGCCATTACAGTTTCCTTGAAAACCTACTATCTCTGTTCTTGTTTGTGTAGTTGTAGATAATACTGTGCCTGATGAATCTTTTAGTTCTATTGTAATTGTGTGCGAGTCTGCACTTCCTGACTTACCTTCACAATTACCAGGTTGACTATCACAGTTTGCAACATCAATATAACTATTTAAAGTTATACCATTATCTAACATCTCTTGTGTTCTATTATTATTTGTTAATGCAATGTCATCAACAGAAAGTGTTGCTGTGCCGGTCACTTCAAAGTCACCGCCAACACTATATTTATAACCACAACTAGATTGAGATGCAGGACAATTTACATCAAATCCATTTATTGTAGAATTATTAGACACTGTACCAGAGCCACCTGGATTAATTTGTTCTGTAGAAGTGGATCCCCAATCTACACCATCACCTGCGTTTGGAAGTAAGTTGCCTGTTGTAATACTATCAGCTTGTGCTGCAGTAAATAAAAACAAAAATGGTATTAACCATTTCATTCTAATATTAAAGAAGTTATCTTCTTTTCTCCCATGTATACTTCTATGTTTGCCTTAGATTTTATACATTTAAAAACAACTCTATCTTTAGAACTTCTGTCTTTCATAGCATAACGCTTGGCTTTAAGACATTTTTGTAAACTATCGTGGTAACGATGCTCTACAATTTTGTGGTCTTGTAAAAGTAAAAGTGCAAAAACAATTTCAACCATTAGTGTGTTCCGTTTCCATTTCTAATTAATTTTTCTACATCAACCTGTAGCTTAGATACTTGTTCTTTTAAAAAATCTATATTAATTTTATTATTTCTCATGCCTTTTAGTTCTTCATCCATAGACTCAATCAAACCTGCCATATGTTCTACCAACATAAAAAGCTCCGCCTCCCCACTTGACTGACCTAATTCACCTCTTGGATATTTTATTCTAAATTCTGAGTTAGCTTCTAAATCTTTTTGCATTAACTCTAAAGTCGTACTATGTTTATTTAAAGTTTCTACTATACCAAAATACGCCCATACCCCTACTGCAACAGCAATAACTATGCTAATTAAATTTTTCATTGGCATACTTACTGATGTATTTTCGCTTATCTTCACTTAGGTGACTCCCATTTTACAGGTTTTTTCTTAGGTAAAATAACTTTTTCTTTCATATCTTTATCTACCTTATCAAATTCTTTTGTAGTTTTTGCTTCTTCTTGTAATCTTTTTTTCTCTGCTAGTGCTGCATCTTTTGCTATTTTCTTTTCTTTTTTCTCTCTAGCTTTCATACGTTTTACATATATGTCATAGTCAGGTCTTTCATTGTCATACTTCGACCAAAGTTTTTCTGCTTCTTTACCAATCTTACCATCTATTGGACACGGTGTTCCTGCCTGTATCATAGATTCAAACACTCTTTCATCCTGACAAAGTATTGCAACAGCTGCAACTTTCATACCAAAATCATTAAGTATTCTTGCTAGTTTTAATCTTTCACAGTTTTTATCTATAAAATGTTTACCACCACTTATACCAAGACCAAATGTTTGCACACCTAAAGATCCACCTACAGCACAAACGTCTTGCGTCATAGAGTTGTAAGATGGTGCACTAGAACTTGGTGGTGCTGATCTTATGTTTGAATTTGTTGTACTGTTTGTTGTACTATTAGAACTAGATCCAGATTGATATGTTGTAGTCGCGGTAGATGTATATCCACCTTCGATAGCTGTGTTAGATCCAGATGTATTTGTTTGAGTAGAACCCGGATATGCTGGTTGCATAAATGCTAACAACACAAATAGAATAATTAATATTCCTGTGAAATAGTAATTCATCCTACAACACTCCATTATTACGCCGCCTGTCTACAAGAAGGACAAGTTTTTTTAGCTCCATCTGGGTGTTTTTCACAAACTACTTTAACTTTTTCTATTGTGTCCTCGTACAATTGTAAATGTTTATCTTTGCATTTACAAAATTTACCAAAAATTTTTTCAATTAATTTTTTAATCATGTTTCTTCTCCTCAATCTCATAGAAGAACTTATCAGTATCTTCTGTTTTCCATTGGCCCGTATCTTCTACGTTCCATTCGTTGGTTTGTACCTTCCAATCAGGAATATTATCTTTTACTGTAAAAGAAGGTAAGTCCCATATACATCTGTTATTAGGTTGTGCTGCAAAATTGCCGTCATCTAACGCAATTATGTGAGCGCACTTATGTTCGTGCGGTACTTCGGAATGTTCCGTATCTAGTATATTACTCTCTGGATGTGCAAAGTCAACGGTAAATAAATACTTACCTTCGTGCCATTTTTTATCTTTACCTATATATTTTCCGTGTTGCCCACTTAAAATATCATAAGTAGTAACAGCAGGATAATAACTAAAAGAATTCCAAAGCTCCAATTCATCAAGTCTCTTGGTTGGAACAGCTGTGGATTCATAACCACGTTGAATAAAAGCCGTAATTGGGAGACGATAAAAGATTGCGCCATTTTCCATAATAGCATGCCATAAGATAGCGCGACCTGAAATAGCGCTAAGACCAAAGATAATGCAGTCTTCAACTTCTCCATGATGTTTTTGTAAGTCATATAAATATTCTCTCCTTATCTGTGCATATTGTACAGGAATGTTTGCATTTAAGTAAGCCATAATTTAACCTCATTTTATTGTACCCCAATTTGGCCCAGATTCATAGTCTACTTTGTTTGGCACTTCAAGTTCTACAGCGTTCTCCATAATAGATTTTATCTTTTGTGCATGGTCAGGGTTTTCTACCGATATATCAAGTTCATCATGTACTTGTATATGTGGTATTATACCTTCTTTGTATAATTCTAGCATAGCTTTTTTTGTCATGTCAGCAGCTGATCCTTGTATTAATTTATTTAATGCTTTGTAAGTGTAAGCGCGTTTAATCCCTGGTCCGTGTTCCATGAGCGCTGCATCATGTGGTAATGCTTTATGTATTCCAAACTGATTTGGCTCCCACAAATGGAATCTACATAGTCGACCCAGTAAAGTTCTTACTCGACCAGAGTTCTGTGCTCGTTGCATAACATTATCCATTAGTTGTTTTACAAATGGAACTCGATTATGATACTGTCTAAACAAACCATCAGCTTTATCTTTACTAACACCTAACTCTGCTTGTAATTTGTTTTTACCCATACCATAAAACAAACCAAGATTTATAGTTTTAGCTTGTGATCTAGGTATTTCTGCCATGTCAGCAACAATATCATGAAAGTCTGCATCACCATCATTGTACGCATCTAAAACTTCTCCAACACCGTATAAATTCTGTAAAGCTGCATAATGCACTACCAGCCTAGGCTCTTGCTGAGAATAGTCAAAACAACCCCATGTATGGCCCTTCTCGGGTATAAATAATGACCTAATCCGTGGTCCGAGGTCCTTGTTCCTTGCTGGAATTTGCTGTAAATTAGGATTAGAATAAGAAAATCTACCAGTCACAGTTCCGCCATTATCTGAACGCAATTGATTTATTTCTGCATGAATTCTACCTTTATGTGAGTGTTTTAATATGGTATCAATAAATGTGGTATGAGCCTTGTTGATTTCACGGGCTTGGGCGATTAGTTTCACCAGTGGGTGGGGGTGATTCTGTAAAAAATTTTTAGTAAAGGAAGGTGCAGATGTTTTTTCAGTTCTATCGTAGTCTAGTTTTAGTTTATCAAAAACTTGTGCAATGCTTCTTGCAGCCCATATTTGAGTTTCTATGCCTGTTTCTTTTTTTACTTTTTGGATTAACGTGGCTTCTTGTTGCGCTAACTCTTGCTTCATTGTATGAGCTTTTTGAACGTCCACTCGAACCCCACGAAATCTCATCGATACCAGACAAGGAAATAGATTTGTTTCAAGATCAAAA